ACGGCTAACACATGGAGTGCGCGCCAGACTTTCAACGGCGGGATCACCGGGGCGCTGACAGGGAACGCCGACACCGCGACGAAATTAAAAACAGCCATAAACATTAATGGCGTCAGGTTCGATGGTTCGGCTGACATTAATATCAATACTCTGGTATCACGCGGTCGAGTAACTGCTCTGGCGTCGAATGCGCAGGGGACATCCGGGATTCAGCTGTATGAGGCATACAACAATGGCTACCCTTCCCCCTATGGCAATGTGCTTCACCTTAAAGGTGCCACCGCTGCTGGCGAAGGTGAGTTATTCATTGGCTGGAGTGGCACGAGCGGTGACCATGCGCCCGTACATATCCGTTCGCGGCGGGATACTGATTCTGCCAACTGGTCTGAATGGGCGCAGGTCTATACGTCAAAAGATTCCGTTCCCGGCGTTAATGCCAAAGGGAATCAGGACACCTCTGGTAATGCGGCTACAGCGACCAAATTGCAGACAGCACGTACTATTAACGGTGTCTCGTTTGATGGTTCTAAAAACATTGAGCTAACAGCGGAAGATTTAAATCTACAGGAATTCATTAATAAAGCAAATAATGCCGTTCAGCGTTCAGGCGATATCTTGTCCGGCGGACTTACTTTTGAAAACGACTCAATCCTTGCCTGGATTCGGAATACTGACTGGGCAAAGATTGGATTTAAAAATGATGCCGACAGCGATACTGATTCATACATGTGGTTTGAAACAGGCGACAACGGAAATGAATATTTCAAATGGAGAAGCCGCCAGAGCACCACAACAAAAGACCTGATGAATCTTAAATGGGATGCTTTGTCTGTCCTTGTTAAAGCCCTTTTCAGCAGTGAAGTAAAAATATCGACAGTCAATGCACTGAGGATATTTAATTCATCTTTTGGTGCTATTTTTCGTCGTTCTGAAGAATGCCTGCATATCATCCCTACACGAGAGAATGAGGGAGAAAATGGTGATATAGGGCCACTACGCCCCTTTACGCTTAATCTCAGAACTGGTCGGATAAGCATGGGGCATGGTCTGGATGTTACAGGAGATATATTTGCAAACCGTTTTTTAATTAACAGCAGTACAGGCATGTGGATTCATATGCGTGACCAGAACGTTATTATGGGACGTAATGCGGTATCCACTGATGGTGCTCAGGCTTTGCTCCGTCAGGACCATGCCGACCGCAAATTTATGATTGGCGGTCTGGGAAATAAGCAATTTGGCATCTACATGATTAATAATTCAAGGACAGCCAATGGCACCGATGGTCAGGCGTACATGGATAATAACGGGAACTGGCTTTGCGGCTCGCAAGTTATTCCCGGCAACTATGGCAATTTTGATTCCAGATATGTGAAAGATGTTCGACTTGGTTCACAGCAATATTATGGAGTGAACAACTGGCAAACATGGAATTTCCAGTGCCCGTCAGGTCATGTATTGTCTGGTATTAATGTTCAGGATACAGGGTCCAACTCTGCCGATAATATAGCTGGCGTTTATTACAGACCCGTTCAAAAGTATATAAATGGCACCTGGTATAATGTAGCGAGCGTTTAATATGATGCACTTAAAGAACATAAAAGCGGGCAACGCTAAAACACTGGAACAGTATGAGTTAACAAAGAAACACGGAGTTATCTGGCTTTACTCTGAGGACGGAAAAAACTGGTATGAGGAAGTGAAAAACTTTCAGCCAGACACAATAAAGATTGTTTACGATGCAAATAATATTATTGTCGCCATCACTAAAGATGCCTCCACGCTTAACCCTGAAGGTTTTAGCGTCGTTGAGATTCCAGATATTACAGCCAACCGCCGCGCTGATGATTCAGGAAAGTGGATGTTTAAGGATGGAGCTGTAGTTAAACGGATTTATACGGCAGACGAACAGCAACAACAAGCCGAATCACAAAAGGCCGCATTGCTTTCCGAAGCTGAATCAGTCATCCAGCCGCTGGAACGCGCTGTCAGGCTGAATATGGCAACAGACGAGGAACGCACACGACTGGAAGCATGGGAACGCTACAGTGTTCTGGTCAGCCGTGTGGATACGGCAAATCCTGAATGGCCACAAAAGCCTGAATAAAAATTAAGGCCCGCTATCGGGCCTTGTCTCATTCAGGTTGTTCGGGAAATGTTACTGGCAGGCTGGAGGTGTCTGTAGATTCGACTTTCTGCGCATAGAGCATCCACTCGGTTAATTTTTGTTTATTCTCGTCGGAAATGATGCCCAGCCGTAGCTGTGAGTCCCATAGCTGGGTTTTATCCCTGACAAGTTGCAACAGGCTTTGCTTTTCATTCTCTGCCTGCTGCCTCTGTTCCTCCTCGGTATAAGTTCGCTTTATCACTACGCCATCTTTGAACATCCATTTACCCGAAATATCAGCCCGGCGATTTGCTGTAATATCAGGAACCTCAACGACGCTTGCGCCTTCTGGATTAATTGCTGAAACATCCTTTTCAATACAAATAATAACGTCGTTGTGGTCATAGACCATTTTCAACGTATCAGGCTGAAAGTTCTTTTGTTCCTCATACCAGTTTTTTCCATCCTCTGTATAAAGCCATTTGATGTTAAATTGTTTCGTTAGCTGGTATTGCTCTTTTGTTTTAGGGTTGCCAGCTGTAATATTTTTTAAGTGCATCATAATTAAATACTCCCCGCGTTATACCACGTTCCATTAATGCAATACTGAATTGGCCTTGCTTGTGTTGTATCAATTAATTCATCACGGTTTCCGTTAACTGAACCCGTAACGACATAACCTGACCTGTCAGACCAGCCGGGACCATTCCATGTCTGAACAGATGACAGACCGCCAAGGCGAATACCTGTAATAAACCTTGAGTTACATTCTGCCTGCGTATATGCACCAACATCTCCCGCAGAGGGTTTGCGGGTTGTGGTGTAAAACTCTGACCAGTCAGCTTCAAAGCCATAACCATCACGCGCTGAACGATAAAAGATTCCGCCATTTCTGTAATTCACTCGGAACTGTACAGCAGGGCAGCTCCCCGTATTCATATTGAAGTGGAGGATTAATGTCGATGCGCCACCAATATTTGCGTTATAGACCCCGCTATTCCAGTTCCAGCCAACAGCTTTATCATTTCCGACAGTGCTTCCTGTTTGCCCTAAAGCAAATGCAGGCTGCTGGTTTTTCGTGTTGTAGTCTCGTCGCCAGCCAGGAGCATAAGCATCACCATGATTAATATAGGTGAATTGAGCGTTAGTGGTGCCGCCTCCGGTGGAAGTGCTTGGTGTTGTTACACGGATGGTCATGGCACCTTTATTACCCATAACCTCAATAACGCAACCTGCAAGATGAATAGTTCCACAGCCAGTATCGGTAATAATTTTATTATTGCCGTATGACCATGAACATTTGCACATCCAGTATGGGTGATTGAATGCTCCTTGAGAATCCAGCCATTCAATCAATTGTGCCGTCGTCCAGTTTCCTGCACCTGTGCTAATAGCACCATGAAAAGCGCGACATGCACCAATATTTTTAGTGAAGGTATCTTTTCCTGGAATATCTGCGCCGTTCTGGTTTTTCTGTAATGCTCCTGAGGCTAATTCTACGGTTTGCTCAAGATTTAAATCTTCCGCCGTTAACTCAATATTTTTAGAGCCATCAAACGAGACACCGTTAATAGTACATGCTGTCTGCAATTTGGTCGCTGTAGCCGCATTACCAGAGGTATCCTGATCCCCTTTAGCATTGACGCCGGGAACTGAATCTTTTGACGTATAGACCTGCGCCCATTCTGACCAGTTGGCAGAATCAGTATCCCGCCGCGAACGGATATGTACGGGCGCATGGGCACCGCTCGTGCCACTCCAGCCAATGAATAACTCACCTTCGCCAGCAGCGGTGGCACCTTTAAGGTGAAGCACATTGCCATAGGGGGAAGGGTAGCCATTGTTGTATGCCTCATACAGCTGAATCCCGGATGTTCCCTGTGCATTCGCCTCCAAGGCTGTTACGCGACCGCGCGATACCAGAGTATTGATATTAATGTCACCAGAACCATCGAACCTGACGCCATTAATGTTTCTGGCTGTTTTCAATTTCGTTGCGGTATCGGCGTTCCCTGTCAGCGCTCCGGTGATCCCGCCGTTGAAAGTCTGGCGTGCACTCCATGTGTTAGCCGT